TAACGATCTGCAACAGCTGTAGCGTCTACCAATTTATCAATGTTAGAAGTAAAACTTTGAGCCTGTAGACCATAAAGAGATTGGCTCTGTACGTCTTGGGCCGTATAAGTGTTGTTACCGCCGCCATAACCAATCGTGTACTTATTACGAATGTCGCCAGATTTAACCGTGGTTGCAATACCGCTAGCTAAGGCTTGTCCCGCATCTAGTTCAACGTAGCCGTTATTGGCTAGGTAATCTTGCCTATGAGTGCTATCTGCGTATCCAATGTTTCCGTTAGCGTCCTCGTAAATGTAACCTAAAGCCGAGGTAGCAATCTGGCTAACTAGGCTATAAATATCTGTGAGGCTAGAAGTCCTAGCAATCATTTCATAATCGCCTGGTCGATCAATTTCACCAAGTCCGATATTCCCGGCATTGGCCCAAGTTATTGTGGGATCATAAGCAGCCCAAGTTTGCGCTGCTGGCACCTCGTTCCATTGAGCCAGAAGATATCCGCTAAGAAGTTCGTAAATTTGATCTCCGTCATAATCTTTAGACAAGACTCCAGCATCGATGAATTTAGGAAGTTTGGATAATGCTCCTAAGGCCACGATCGTTAGAAGAGTGGTCGGTCCTAGAGCTCCCGCCGTATTGACCGAAGTTCCATAATCGGTAACGTAACCGCCGAAGATAGGGATCAAAGTTCCGCTAGTGTTCTTTACCTCGATCGTCAGTCCTGTTCCCACATTGAACGGATAGGACTGATTATTAAAATTAATCAACTGAATCTGGCAATACCCGGCAACTGGTTGCGAATAGATGTCGGTGCGACCAGAGGTAATAGTAAAGTTAGCTAGGGTTACATCCGTAAGGACTGTCCCATTAATTTTAACTAAATATTCTGGGGTCCAAGCGGTCATGTATTAAAGGCCAGACTTCCTAGAGTTCCTCGAGCTGAGGAATTGTTAAGAATCGACACTATCTGGCGAGCCGTGGACTCGCTATCGATTGCGCCATTAACGGTTATGTTGATTGTTGAGCCCTGGTTAGAACCAGAAGTTCCGGACATGCTCTGGCCGTTAGGAATGATTAGGCCGTTCGTATTAGGGACGAATAGTTCTGGGCCGCGCTCGCCTACGATGTAAGAAGTGCCGCTTCTGACTGGCCCGCCGTTAGCGCGACCTCCGCCGAATACATTATCAATAACGCCACCAAGAGCTTGCGTCACTGGGTTATTCTTAACGAAATTGACGATTGCCTTAATGGCGTTGAAAGCCTTATTAACGACATCAACCAGGTTAGAGAACAGGTCTATAACGATCCCTATAGCTGTTCCCAAAACTTCGAATGCGTTACCCAAAATCCTGCCAAGTACCGGCGCCAAGACATCGCGAACGAATGTGGCGACCGCCTTAAAGAATGCAAGCAATGGCTTAAGTTGTTCTTCGTTCTCTTTAATCTTGCCCGCAACCTTTTCAAACGCTGCTCGCAAACTATTAATGATTGGTGTCAAGAAGTCGCGTAATGCGGGAACGACATATTCTGTAATGAAAGACCAAGCAGCCCTAAACGCTGGAATAACATATTCTGATATGTAGCGTGTGAGCGTTTGAAAGATCGGCGTTAGTTTAGGTCCTAGTTCGTCCGATAATTTCTGTATGGCTGGAATGACATTATTGACGAAGCCTGAGACTAAAGGAGTAATGGCGTCTAGGACGAATGATCCCACCGTCTCTTTACCTTCATCGAAGGCCACCTGGAGACGCTGCATCTTGCCCGCGAAGGTATCTGCCTGGGTTGCAGCTTGTCCGCCGAAGGTGTCAGCCAATTTAACGCTGATCTGCTCCATCGACATGGTTTTAAGTTCTGCTGCTGAAAGACCAATACCGAGCTTTACAAGTCCTGCGGTTTGGCCTTCCTGAGCCTTTGCAAGAGCATTAGAAACAGCTTCAAGTGACTTGCCTGAACCTGCGCTAATATCAAGGGCAAGACCTTGGAGTTTCTGAGCTTTTGCTACATCGTCAGTCGCAGTAACAAGGCGCTGAAGCGATGGACGAAGTTCATCGTCTGTAACACCAGTAGCAAGAGTGGTTTTAGTTATGTAATCTTCTGTAGCATTTATCTGGGCATCTGTAGCGCCCGTGACATTCTTTAGGGCAGTAGCAAGGCGTAACTGAGCGGCTTCGTCCTCAATCGCGGACTTCACGCCATCTACTAATAGTTTTCCGGCATAAGCGGCGGCGGCGACTCCAGCCGCAGCGAAAGCGCCTGCGGCTACCTTGCCAAACTTGCTTACTTTATCTCCAAAACTGGAGACTTCGTTATCAGCCTTGTTTAAGCCCTTAGTAAAGTTATCAACATCGGCTAGGAGTTTGAGCGTTAAGGCTCTAGAAGTTGATGCCATTATCCCCACTCCTTCAATATCTTAGTAAATGATTCTGTCCATCTTGCAACTATCTCAGGTTGAATTCTGCGTAATGTTGGATAAATGAACCAGCCCTTAGAGCCTCGACCTTCACGGCCTGACCACACGGGGAACTGCTTATATTTATTAGAACCGAACTCCGAACCGCCCCAAATATCTTTAGTGGTTGCTCCACCTGAGAACTTTTGAGAAGCGAACCCGTAAGTAATCTCGCCGATCCGGCTTGATTTCTTAACGCGTGCTCCGCTTGCAATGCGTCCAGCTACTGCTGCGCTTGGCCTTGACTCAGCCGTCTGAATAATCTCTGATCGAGCGAATTCCGCCAGCGCTCCCGACTGGCGTTTAGCTTCTTCTCTTGCTTCTTCCGACATACCTTTAAGCGCCTTAAAGACTTGGCGAAGTTCAGTCTGGTCTAGTGCTACTTGCTCACTTGCCACGATTGCGCTCCTCCAATACTTCTATAGCGGTCAAGATATCCTCACCTGTTTGCCAATGATCCATGGGGATCTGAGTGGCGATTGCCAGTTCCACTAAGAGTCGGCTTACGCTTCCTCTTGCATGACTTTTGGGCTCTCATCACCGACTTCGACATCGGCAACGGATTCCATCCAGACATCGAGCGGCTTAACTGGCTTGCCCCCGGCATCTCTTTTCATAGCGCTATGCGCTACATAAAGGATGTCCCACATTCCGCCAAACTGACCAATAACCTTTTTAGTGGTTACTTCCCATTTAGCGTAATCTGGCGGACGCACCTGGTAAGTGGTTTCTGTTCCGTCAATATATTTAATTGTTATGTTCTGTTGCATTGTTTGCTCCCGTTTCTAGTTTTAGCTGAATGTTTCTGTTACTGCTCCACGGCGTACTTTGAATGTGAAGTCTACAGTCTGAGCATCTGTTCCAGAGCCTCCTGCTGTAGGAAATTCTGGAAATACATCAAACGCAAAGACTGCGCCTGTAGCTGCCGTCATTGTTACCGTGAAGGTGCTATCTGGTGTTGTCTCTGCTGCTGTCCATAGAGCCTCGCATACTGAGTTCGCCTTACCCCAGTCGGCAAGCATTGAAAGAGCAAATGAGCCTTCGAGATTGACTGTCTTAACCTCTTCGCCATCGAGTGTCTGATAGACCTCGCGGACGTTGGTCTTTGTAAGAACTGCTGAAGTCGCTTGTGCGTCAATATCTGTTCCACCTGTGAAAGATAGAGCCACATCGCGACCTGTGATTACTGTGGTTGCCATTATTTATCCTTAGTTTGTCTGTGTGTAGTAGGTAGAAACTCTGATATCTGCCACCAAGCAATTAGATGGGCCGACTTGAGTAACTGTTGGTTTTTCAACCGCTCCGACTGTGTACCCGGCTGGGATCACCTTCAGAACACTGATTACGAGCTGCTCGAGATTATCGAGCGAAGCCGGGTTGCTGTTGTATGCAACCGCGACCGAGATCACTAGATTAATTTTAATGTGTAGCGTTGATTTATTAATGGTCTCTAATTCAAGATAAGGAGAATCCGGGACGGTCACTACGAAAGGAACCATAGGAGCCTCTGGAACGTAGGCATAAACATTGCCCGCTACGTTAGCGAAAGCTGTCGCTAATGGCTGACGAACTGTGTCAAGGATGGTCGATGCTGGCATTATTGCACCATTGAATCGGTGTCAATATACGGACCTAGGAGCCCTGAAACTCTGTTAAAGAGACTGCGCCCTAAGCGATAAGGGCTGACGTTTGTAAAGTCCACGCCCTCGATCTGTCCACCTGGAGCGATGCGAGATTGAAATACTTCTACCGATACGGCAAGGACTGCTGACTCGACTGCGCTAACTCCGACATAAGTAGAAGCGCCAGATAAGGTCGCACGTCCTGAAGGAATAACCTTGCGCTCTGTGATATCCGCGTTTGTAATTGCTACTGTAAAGAAACCATTGAAATCTCTGTAAACGCCATCCACGAATATGCGAGAGTTTGAATTGACGATGAATGTATCTACGTCATAGTTACTTGATTCTAGGATGGTAAATGTTCCGTTGAAAGGGGAGCCGCATCCGGTAATTACTACGCTCTGGCCCTCTGAGAAATTGTTATCGCCTAGCACTTGATAAGTGGCGATATTGTCTTCTAGCTCGACTGCTGAAATTGGTGAAGCGTAAGTGACTAGCATAGGCAAGATAACTGCCTCGGCCGTGTCAATTACATCTGTTAAGTAAGCATCGTTATAGAGGGATGTAGAAACGCCAAGGATCGACCTTAGTTCTGCTACGGTGACAATAGTTGCCATCTCTACATCCTCTCTAGTAAACGACTGGGGGAGCGATCGGGAGCAACCGCCCCCCCATGATTAGTTTGTGACTACGCGACCATGTAACGGTATGATCCAGCGCCAAGTTTCGTGGCCACTGCTCCATAACCGTAGTAGCCGACTTCTACCTGACCTGTTGAGATGAGGTTTGTCTGAAGTGATAGGCGTGGTGACTCGTACCATGTGTACGCATCTGGGTTAATGACGATCATTGTGTTATCGCCAATGCCTGAACCATCTGTTAGCGCACGTGATACGCGAAGGTTGAGTCCAAGAAGGTTTCCGCGAACTGCTGTTGCAGTTAGGTTTCCACCTGCGTTTTGTGGATTGATTGTCTGTGTAAAGATTGGACGGTTTGAAGAATCGACCAAGCCCATAAGAGCGCCCCATTGTTCCGGAGATACAACGATGTTCTCGGCAAATCCGAGTGTGCCCTTGTAAATTGAAACTGCTGCATCTGATACGAAGTCAGCTGCAAGTGCACCTGTTGTAATCGCTGCGCGGTTTCCGCCGTCTGTTCCGCCGTTAATCAACGCTGTTCCGACTGCTGCGTCTGTAGCCTTTGCGTATGCGAACTCCATCTGACGTACAAGTTCTGCAAAGAATGCAGGTGATGAACGATCAAGAAGCTCTAGGCTGAATGTCTGACGGCCAATAAACTTCTGAACATTTACAGAAACAAACGCTGAATTCATATCTGTCTCTGATGGTGCGCCGCCTTCAGATGCTACTGCAACTGTTGGAGCAACTGTGATCTTAGGAATCTCAAAAGTCATACCTGCATCAGGTAGAGCTCCGCGAGATACTGAGTCAATGAATGGACGATCTGCATTTGAGATGCCATTGATAACTTCTGTTAGCTGACGTGTTGGTACTAGACCAGCGTTGTCTGTTGTGTCTGCTGCTGCTGCAACGTACATCTTTGATGTCTCGTTACCAAGTGAAGCGCGGACTGAATGCTCGAGATAAGAAGCCTTATCAACGATTGGGTTACGAACAGTTGTCGAAATATAAGGTGCAGTTGCAGCCTTAACTTCGACTCTTGCAGCCTCTACCGTTTCTGCGGCAGGAGCGACTTCTGGAACGGTAGTGTCTGACACTTGTTCTCCTTCTGTGGTTGATGGTATTTCTTCCTGAGTTGGCTCAGAAACTTCGTTGTCTACTGCCGCTACTTTTGCGACTTCGGCGCCTGGAATCGCGCCATCTGTGACGAGGCTGACCTCGATTAAGTTGCTTGCGCTGATAGCCATTACGCCATCCTTGTTATTCCACTCTTCGACATCCACGCCCACGCTAAAATCGGAACGAAGGCCAGTTGCGGCCTCCTCGAGTGCGTCATTACCGGCGGTTGTCTTAGCGATCTTAAATTCTGCGGTGATTCCTGTTTCATCCTGCTCGAAGCTAACAAGTTTTCCGAGCGGACGCGTTACGTCATGCTGGAGAACGAGTTTGGTGTTCTTAGACATCTTGATTGAATCCTTCTCGAACATTGTTCGACCAGCCGAAGTATTGCCTTCAGCGTTCCAGGATACGATGCGGCCAGCGATAATGCGTGATTCTGAATCGGCAGCCGTAATCGCTACGGGCATTGTTATCTTCATGCGTTCTCTCCTTCGTTATGAATTAAATCTTCTTCTTCTTGGATTTGTTCAACGCTCATAGCGCCAATGCGGTTAAGAATCTCGTAAACCTGAGCGCGTTGTAGCGCATCGGTACGAAGGAACTCGTCTAGCGAGAAGCGAATGGTTGATGTTTGAGAAATGAAGTCCGGCATGCTGAGCCTTTGCTCGATCGCGGTAAGGATTGGCTTCATAGAGAAATCAATAAGCGAACGGCGCTCCGATACTGCATTGGAGTAGGTCATGCTGGTCATCTCAGCGCTTACGAAATACGCAGGAAGGTTGCAAGCGCGAGCCAATTCCAGAGCAACGTATTGGCGTGCCTCATTGAGTTGTAACTTAGCTGGATCGATGCCCAACGCTTGCAATTCAACATCCGCGTTAAGAAACGCGGTAGATTTAGTTAGTCGAGCGGTGCGCCATGATTCTAGAAGTTTAGAAATACGTTCAGCCGGAAGATTAGTGCCGTTGGACTTGAGAACTTGCAAAGGAACTGGTTCTTTAGCGAAAGTTTCTGCGGCTTGCTCGAGTGCATGAGCTGCGCGAATTGTGCGGCCTGCTCGGTTCAGAAGTCCTTCGTCCATTCCGTAAAATACGACTAGCGACCCTACGCCTTGATTAGGAACGACTGAACCATCAACTTGATAGCCGACAATTTCTGTTTGAAGATGATTAAGTTTCGGAGTTACGCGATCTGGTGCTACTCGAGTCCATGAACGAACACGACCTGTATCGCCGTACTGCTCGAGGACTTGGCCGTAGCCGATTCCGTGAAATAGTAAATCTTCTGCAAGCCAAGCGTAAATGGCAGAGCCAGGAACGCGGGGATCTGGTTGATTAATTACTGCTGGTGTTGGTTGATGTGCGCCATTGAGTTTTGAGTATTGCTCGAGCGGAAGTCCGGCAAGTGTCGTGCAGATTATGTTTCTAGCGCGTGCGATGGTTGGGACGGCCATAGCCTGCTGGCGCGATGCAACCGATTGGGTAAATACGAAAGGATTAAATGAGCCTGTGTTATTGAATGGAGCAGGAGTAGAAGCGGCATCGACTGTGATCTCGACTGCTGGCTTTGATGATGTAAAAATGTCCCGGATTCCCATTGGACATATTATACGCTATAGCCTAGACATTAACCTATCTGAATGTCCACTTCAGATTCAGCGCGTGTCGCAAAGTGAGTAACCATTGCAGAAGCTACTGCGCCACAGACGATTCCTGAAGCCTTGCGGCCCATGACCCAACCGCCATCGCCTCGAGTTAATTTAACAGCGCTGAGAACTTGCTTGGTTAATTCTTCTTGATCTCCATGGGCAAGGCGAAGGCTAGAAACTGCTGAAACAAATTCATCGCAACTTTGTTGATATTCTTGGCCCGTAATTTCATGGACGGGAATACCAGCAGGCGATAATCGAGCGGCAACCGCTGAAGCTGTAGATTTGGAATAGGCAACAGCATTAACCGGAAACTTGCGAACCCAGTAAGCAATATCGTTAGCCATTTCTTTATCGTCAAGATTGACCGGGTTGAACCAGGTATGAAGAAGAGTGACCATGAATCTATCGCCATCGATTCTTTGACCTGCCACTAATGAACCGTGTTTTCTGTCCGGGCTGAGATCGATAGCCATCCAAGTATCGGCTTCGACATCAAGCGGAGGCAGATTATCGACCTTGCATTTCTTCCATTCGGCTTCGGATATAACTGGATTAATCATCGAGACGAATTGGCAAAGAATTTCGGTCCGAAAGATATCCTCACGATCTGAAAGGCTATCCTTGATGTTGTCCTCATGGACTGTATGCCCAAGGCTAGGGTTACTTTGATACCAGGCTTCCTTGTCGGTTATCTCTGCTCCTGGCTCAGCGCTCCACTCAAACCAGCCGATTGAATCATCGGCTCCTTCACTAGCTGCTAAACCTCGCTCCCTAAACTTATGCAGTAGTACTGAATTGGCATGACCAGCATTAGAATAAACATAAGCCTGCGGATTGGGATTACTCATCTGAGTAAATCGCATCGAGGACCAGACATCTTCAGTATCAAACTCGCGTAACTCGTCAATATGGATTACATCTGGAGCGGCAATACCTCGAGCGGCTGAGTTACCGGCACGGATTAAATATCGGGCTTTGTTCTTAAAGCGAATTTCTTGCGATCCCTTTGATTCGTACTTTTTGGCAAAGTTATCTAGCAGCATCTGAGAATTGTCGATGATCTCGCTAACTTTGAAGAAGATTTCGCTCGATGTTGTCAGCTTGTGAGCCGTTGCCAGGTGCATTTTCTCGCCTAAAACATATATTCCAAACAAGATTCTAAGCGCCATAAAGGTCGATTTACCTTGCTGACGTGGCAACATAATGCCTATTAAAGGGTGAGCCCAGCGACCATCGGCCTTATATCTAAGACAGTCTCGAGCCAGTTGTTCCTGCCAAGGAAGCAACGGGAACCCAATATCTTTACAGAATTGGATCATCTCATCGCCTCGAGTAGGCAGATCAAGCGGTTTAGATCGAATTCTAGGGGTTTGAGAGCCATAACGCACTTCTACTACCCCTTCCTCAGCCGTTTGTAGCCCTTCTGAGCCCTTTTGGGCCGTCATGACTGGTTTGCATCCGGTTCGAACCGATAGTGGCTGATTGAGGCGTTTTCGGGGTAAAAAGAACCATGAAGGGTCGGGGGTGTCCTTGTGCTCTCAAAAAACCTACCCCCTTTCGATGAATTGCATGATCCGCATAGAACTTGAAGATTAGACATTGAATCAGTACCTCCCAGGACTCTAGGAACTATGTGATCGACTGTGAGCCGCTCTTCTGTGCCGCATTGCTGGCAACAACCATCGCGAT